TTAATGCCCAGTGTGCTTGATTGTGTTTACTGCGAGCTTTTTCTTTTACTGTTTGGTTGTATGGCTTTACTTCTACAACTTCTACATGTTGCTTGCCTGTTCTGTCAACATACACAACAAAAAAGTCTGGAACATAAATTGTTTGTTTTCCAGTAAATGGATTTCTATAAGGAATTTTAATAGCTTCACTAGCCCATTTAGCTACACTAGGATGTTCGTCACAAAATTTCATAAAAGCAAATTCCCAACTACTTCTGTAAGTTGGCTGTCTGTTACCGAGATATTTTTCTTTATTTTTTACGGTGTATTTGCCTTGAGCATATTTTGCCATTATACCACTATGTTACGAGTAATTACATTTTCTTCTGTAGGTTCAGTAACAAATCCCAGTTTGCTAATAGCACTTCTATTAGTGTTTAAAATTGCGCCAATAAGGTTGTTAAGTTTTACATCGTCAAAACTTTTTAATTGATCTAACAATTCCATAACTTTTACATTGTCAATTTTTGCTTGTCTTAATAAAATTGTAGCAGTTGATATCGCAGCAGTTTTTTCAAATCCTCTTGACTCAAAAAACCCTACTACAGCATCTACTTGATTACTAGGATAACTAATTGCTTCTTTTTCGTAATTAAAAAAGAATTCTTTGCTTTTAACAATAGTATCATTTAAAGCTACATTTGTATTTACTATATCTGTCATTGTTAAAATACCTTTGGAAGTGCTTGTGTTTGATTTTGGTTGTTGTTGGAAGGAAAGTTTGTATTGTTTATTTGGTTTACAGCTACATTTTCTATACCTGTTGCTAGTTCAGTAATAAGTCCACCAAAGGATAAATTTTGAGCATTTCTAAAAGTATTTGCTCCTGTAATAAGTGCGCCCAATACATTACCTTGCTGGAGGTTATTAATTGTAGATTCTGTGCCTGCTAATACACCGCCAGTGCCAAAGAAACTACTGCCGCCACCGCCTTGTATTGTAAGAGGACTTGATACAGTATCATATCTACCTTCACCAAATGTTTTTGGATTTACACCTGGTTGTGTTAAATGTCTATCCATTACTACTGATTCATAAGAAAATCTCATTGTGTTTTCTTTAAATTGACCGCCTTCGATATTTACACTATTATGATTCCATGTTTCGATGAGTGGATTAAAATATGTAAAGCTAGTATTAGTAGGTTGTCCGTTTTCTGGGTGTAATTGGAATACTTGAATACTAGTAAAAAAGTTATTGCTTTTTCCTGGTCTATCTAAACCATATCTATAATCAAAGTTTTCACCATTACTGTACGCATTATTTTTATTATCAATCCTTAGTAAAGCTGGATCATGAATTTCAGGAGATGTGCCATTTGGCTGTGTATGACTAGCATCACTATAATAATAATTAAAATAACTTTTCCATAAAAAATTTGTTAATCCAGCATTATCGTCATGCCATGTCATGTTTACCGGAGCATAGTTTACAGCAGTTTGATGTACTTTTTTCCTATTATATTGATTTAAAACTTGTACATCTACATTATAATTAGGCAAATCTACTGACTTACACAGTACATTTATTTCTCTTTTTACAGTATTGTTAAGAGCATCGTTTGAACTAATAGGTATATTAGGATCAATATTTAAAACCACATGGAATAGATGGGGTAGTTTAGGAGCCAATCGCATATTGCCGTCAACATATATACGACTCGCATGTTGATAGTCTGCTAAGTTTCCTTTTGGACTCAAAGCACCACTAATTAAATTATCAAAAAAACCTGAGAACGGATTAGCCATATTGTATTTATCCTATTAATTAACTGCGTAGAAAATAAAAAAGGAGTATATTAAAAAAATATACTCCTAAATTAATTGGCAATCTTCTAATTTTTATTAGCCGCCGCCAGTTACGTTTGTTCCTAGTGTTCTGCCAACTGCTGTTCCTAACCCAGTATTTTCTGGAGTTTGGATTGCGTTGTCATATTGAATACTTAGTGTAACATTTACCGGATCGTTGTTGGCATATGCTAAACTGTTGTAGTTTGCTTCTGTGATGAAACAACCATAACATTCCCAAGTTTCTAATACTTGTACTCCAGTTGCTCCGTTACCGCCATCGAGTATTTCAATACGTGTAACAAACTTGTAATCTTGACCACTGTTAGCACTTGCTTGCTCCATAAAGTCAAATTGTTTCTGTAGTTGTTCACCAACTAATTTTTGTACGTTGTTGTTAATATCTTCACGTAAATTTAATGATAGTGGGTTCCATGTGTGCTTACCTGCTAGATAAACTTTACTATTGTATACAGGAATTTCCATGTTTTCAAAAGTTAAGTTTGGTCTAGTAACGTCCATAACTTGTTTTGTTAATTCAGTTGTTGGTGTTGAAACTCCAAAGTTTTCTAGTGTAACACGAAAACGATATTGAAGTTTTGGCATAAGCAAACCTTGACTGCTTGCGCTGTCACTTGTTGCTAATGGAACTGTTAGTTTTGATAAAGATGAGATTGCCATTTATTACTCCTATTCACAAGTATTTATCATAATAGGGGCAACTTGCGCTGCCCCACTATTTTTAAAGACCTGCTATTTCTCCTGTGTTTTTAAGACGTAGCGGAATGTAAATAAATTCTACTGCTTTTACTGGTTCTATAGCAATATCTACATATAACTCGTTTCTATCAATTCTAGCAGGAGTATTATTTGTTTCGTCACATACAACTAAGTAGTCAAAAATTGCTCTTAGTCCTACAAGCTCTACCATTAAACTTTCAACCTGCTGTTTTATTTCATCACGTGTGATTTTATCATTTGGTTCAAAGATATATGGTTTAGCAAGTTTCTTAAGTTGACTACGTAAGTAAACTGTAAGTCTTGCGACATTTACTCTGTCTAGCGCACTAGCATTAGCTGCTCTTGTTTTTTGCCCAAATACAACTAATCCTGCTCCGTTTAGGAATGTAATAGGGTTAACGTTATTTGAGTATAATGTATCACGCTGTCCTTCGTTCAACGCTACACTTACAAATTCGCCTTCGCTATCAATATATCCTGTAGCAGTAGCATTTGTTACTCCGCCGCGTCTTGTTCCTGCTGGAGCAAACCATGGATAAGCAACTTGGTCATTTAATGCTATAGTGCGTAGTGCCATATGCGATGCTGGAACAATTACATTGTTACCTGCGTTATCGCTTGTAAATCCACTTGGATAATATACACCTAAATATTCATCACTTGTTACAAGACCGTCATCATTGTCCTCTGGTGCGAGAGCAACGTTAGTTGACCAGTTTTGTAAATCAGTTGTACTAGAGCTAAGTCTCATTGGAGAGTCTCCAACAACAAATGCTGTTAGTCCTCTAGCCGAGTTAAGTGTTACCATTTCACCAATTAGTTCTGGATAACCTGGTGTAGCAATTAAGTTAAAGATACGTGATTCGTCATCTCTAATATCTTGGTTGCTGTTCATTTCGCCTTGTAGAGCTTTTACAATAACTTTACGTTGTGCTTTACGTCCAAAGCTACCTGAACCGTCTGCGTTGTTAGGTGATTCAGTAACCCAACGATTAGCATAATATCCGCTCATCGAAGCATCAGACATTCTAGGGTTTGTAGAATCAATATCTATAGCATCACGCACATAACGCTTAACATTAAATCCGCTTCTACGTGTGTTCCATAAAATCATGCCTTTTGGATATAATGCTGGATCTGGAGCATCTGGATCTAAGAAGTCAGCAATCAACAAGTCAGTAATAGCACCTGCTGTGCCACTATTAGCACCTGCTGTGTTATAACGAGCATCAGCAAATAATACACCTGCTTCAGTTGTTTGATCTGATGTATCTAACAATACCCACTTTGAAGTATCGCTGTTCCATTTGTACACTTTTGGATAGTTTTCTAAATCTGCTGTGCTAATCCATACATCACCTTCGACTAATGCTGTATTATCACTTTGTACAGTTGGAGCACTAGCTGATACAATTGGTCCTGCTGGATCAAGAGCACTCGAACCGCCAACGTTTCCGTCGCCGTTATGATCATAGTTATGATAACCAACCCATGTAGTTCCGTTATGAATCATTAAATCAACTTCGTCTACAACACTGCTATACCATAGCGCACCTGTTTCAGGAGTTGCTGTCGGAGCAGTTGCTTTTGCTGTATATGTTAATACATTCCAGTTACTTGCCATAAATTGTTTTGGATTAGTAGCACTTGAAGTACCAGGTACATAATACAAATTAGAAGTGCTTGTTGGAATAGTAGCATCAAATGCTGTAAATATACTATTCATTGGTGTATTTGTACCATCAACAATTCTAATTTCTCCACCTTTGCTGTGTGAAATAACAAGTTGATTTTTACTGTTTACAGTAGCACTTACATTTGTAAGTCCTGCGGCGTTAATTTGTCCGGCTATTAAATCAGCATCTGATACTGCTGCTGTAGCAGTAAATGATACTGTAACTGGCGAACTCATTGCTGAACTTCCTACAGTTGACTCGCTTAATGTAAATGTATGAGCTGCTGCTGTGTAAGTGCTTGCTGTAATAGCAGCACTTGTAACAGTAGTTGCGCCAGCTGATTGTCTAACATAAAGTTGAGAACTTGCTACTGGTACAGTTGCTTCAGCTACATTAGTTCTTACATAGACAGCTCCTGCTGGTATATTCATTCCGCCGCCTGTGCTATCAATTGCTGCTAATGCTGCGTGATTGCTGTCGTACAGTGGTGCTGAACTTGTTGACCAAGAACTTGAAGTTGAACTCCATTGTTTTACACTATAAGAAGCACCAAGATTTGGATTAGTTGTTTTAATCCAAACACTTCCTGTTGGTCTTGGACCAGCATCTCTAGTTTTCCAAGCTGGCACATTTGTATGTGGATCAATTGCTAGTGTTGGTCTTTGATATGTTGCTGATGTTATACCTGCGTCTGTTAAAACATCATTTGTTGTTGACATTGTTACTGCGGCAAATCCACCTGTTCCGTCATAGAACAAGTTAAGTACACCGCCGGCTGCACTTGCGCTAATACCTGCTGATGTTGCGCCTGCGTCAGCGTTAATATCACTTACGATTTGGTTAATTGTTGTTCCTGTTGTAGTAACAGTTGTAGCAGCACCATTGATAGTAAACACAATAGTACCAGTGTTTCCTACAGCATTTGCTGTGTTTCCTACAGCAAATGGCCATGAACCAATCCAATTTGTAGAACCAACTTCTACCCATGTTCCGCCGGAGTTTTTATACCACAAACGATTAATGTTTGTTACAGCAACAATAGCATAATCTCCAACAGCGCCTACACTAGTTTTTGGCGTGTAATCTGCCCCTGAGTAATCTACAACTTTAGTTGTATCAGTAATTGTTAAAGGAACTTTGTTTGTAAAAGTTTGACCATTAGTTGAACTAGCTGCTTCGCCATTCCATTCAAAAATTCCATATTTTGTGTCGTCAGTATCAAACCACCATGCTCCATTAGCAGGATCGCCAGTCACTTCTGTAGCACTGCCTGTCAAGGCACCTAAATCTACATCTGGTCTTACAACATATGCTCTGTTAGCTACGCCTAAATATGAATAAGCAGCTTGTAAACCATATTCGTTTTGCTCGCCGCCATGGATAGGATTACTACTAGCATCTGTATAAAAAAGCGGATCGCCAAATGTTTCAGCAAGTTCTCTTTGTGAACTCATTAAATACACTTTACCTGCGTTTGCTTTAGTAGTACCAGGTGCTATTCCTGTGCCACCTGGATTTGCTTTATCTTGTTTTGTAGCTACAAAAATTAGTGGTGTTGTACCCGGTTCAGCCGGAGTATAAAAACTCTCGTCAATTACGCTAACCTGTACACCTGGTGATGTCAATGCCATTTTAATTTCTCCTCATTGGGTTATCTTGTTGCTATTTGTATTTAGTGAAAATAGGGCAAAATACCGTCAAAATAGCAGTTAACTATGTATTTAATGGTTGACAAATAAACAAATTTACGCTATAGTAGTATAAATTAATATTTACGGAGTAGCGCAAAAATGGCAATTGATTATAAGTTTAACGAAGATAATCTTATAGCAGAATTCAAAGAATATATTGATTCTACATACAAAGGTCATTATTCGCAAAATAAATTTCAATCAACCGAAGTAATCATAGAGCGTGGTCACGGTACCGGATTTTGTATGGGCAATGTAGACAAGTATTCTAATCGATATGGCAAAAAAGGCACTAAGGATGATCATAGGAAAGATTTAATGAAAGTTCTTCACTATGCTTTAATTCAGTTGTACATACATGACAACGATCTTTAACCTATAACAAATCCATAGCCAGTTCCGCCAGCTAAAGAAAGTGCTACTTCGGCATCTAATTTTTCCATCTCAGCTTGTGCTTCAGCTTTGAGACTTGCTCCGTTTAGACTAGTTCCGCCTTGAGGGCCTGCTATAGTGGCAAACTTTTCACGAGCTTCGCCTAGCATGTATTTACATCCAGCAAGTGTATAATCTTTTATCCATTGTTTTGCTTTGTAATCAGCTAATAATTGGTTATCTGGACGATAATTGTAACACCATAATAGCACTTCTTCTTGTGCTCTAGGACGTTGTAAAATTGTTAATAATTTTGTTGAACTATTCCAAGTAAATTCTATATAGCTACCAAACATACGTCCAACTAATTCTTGTCTTTGCGCAAATAATTCGTAAGAAGCTAAACCACCAACACCACTGGCTGCTAACAAATATGTATTTGTGTATGCCAAATTAAAAGGTTCAAACAAACTTCCGCCATCGCCACCGCCAGTACGTGAGCCAACACTACGTCTATAAATTTGTCTTACTTCTTCAATTTCGTGCGGTAACGTATAACTGTTTCTATCTTCTTCGAGTTCTAGCGATACAAAACTTTCTTCTACACTATGCTCTGTTCGTTGTCTATACTTTGATAGAGCTTTTGTTAAAGCACTTTCATAATGTATAGGATCTAACTCTACATCAACCATGCCGCCTCCAAGGAAAGCGTTTACATAATCAAATATTTCTTGTTTTTGTGTTACTAGATCTGCCATTATTAATCTCCAATAGTATTTATGCTAAATATACGTATGCCACGCTTATCATTATATAGACCAAACAAAACAGCCGATTATGAATTTTTAGATAAAGTTATCTATGAACAATTCAGTATTGGCGGCACTGATATTAACATACACAAATACCTTGGTCCAAAAAATCCTAACGAATCTGATGCTACTCCAGATCAACCGCAATATGATGCTGTTGCTGAAACTAATATCCAAGATTTAGTG